GAGTGGTGCTATACGTCTTGACATGATGAGGAAAGCATTCGAGGCGAACGACGCCAACCGGGTGCTTCACTTCTTCAAGGCCTACCTCTCCGATGAGGCTGCTACGGCCCCCGCATCTATCCAGCCGACGCCGAAAGGCAAGGTTCCGCTGGAAGAACTCGCGGCACCGGGCAGAGCTAAGGCACCGGCAGCGTCTGCGACCCCCGGTGAAAAGGAAAAGCCAACCATCACCCGCGCACAAATTTCGCAGTTCTACCTGAACGTCCAGAAGGGCGTATATAAGGGGAACGCCGCTGAAAAGGATCGTCTCGAAAAGATGATCTTCGAAGCCGAACAGGAAGGCAGGGTGGTCTAACAAACCCCTTTTCGCTCTTCAGGAGACTTTCACATGGTATTCCCCGTTGCAGGCGCGGGCACAACCCCGCCGATCTACCCCACCGGTTCTACTGGCAACGGCCTCAAGGCCGCTGGCTTCATTCCGGAAATCTGGTCTGGCAAGCTTATCGAGAAGTTCTACGCCGCGACCGTCCTCGCCGCCATTTCCAATACGGACTATGAAGGCGAAATCAAGAACCTCGGCGACACGGTGAAAATCCGCACCAAGCCGACGATCACGATCAAGGACTATCGTGCTGACGGCTTGCTCGAACTCGAACGCCCGAAGGGCTCGCTGGTCGAACTCAACATCGACAAGGCGAAGTACTTCAACACGATCCTTGACGACGTCATGGAAGTTCAGTCCGACCTGAACAACATGTCGCTCTGGGCCGACGATGCGTCCGAACAGATGAAGATCGTCATCGACACGCAGGTGTTGACCGACCTTTATGGCGAAGCTCACCCGGACAACATGGGTACCGCAGCGGGCAAGGTGTCTGGTGACATCAACCTCGGCGAAAGCGGCGCACCGCTCGTGATCGTCTCCGATGAAGCAGGGGCCGGCGAAGTCGATGTCATCGACCTGATCCTCCGTCTCGGTCAGGTGCTTGACGAACAGAATATCCCGGAACAGGGCCGCTGGCTGATCATCCCGACGTGGGTTTCCACGATGATCAAGCGCTCGGAACTGCGTCAGGCCTATCTGTCCGGCGACGGCGTGTCCATGCTCCGCAACGGGCGCCTCGGCATGATCGACCGCTTCACGGTCTACGTGTCGAACCTCCTGCCCAACGGTGTTCCGGCCGGTGTTCTGGCTGGCGAGTTCGTCATTTACGCGGGCCATGCCCACGCCCTGACGTTCGCCTCGCAGATCAACAACGTCGAGAGCATGCGCTCGGAAATGACCTTCGGCACGATCCTTCGTGGCCTTCAGGTCTACGGCTACGAAGTCATCGACAACGTCGCTCTGGCCGAAGCCGTCATCACCAAGGCATAAGGTTACCTCCCAAGGTAACACTGAGAGCCCCGGCCATTGTGCCGGGGTTTCTTTTGAGCTATAGTGCCCCGAACCATTAGCGAGGCCTACCGTGCGGACACTCCAATACTACATCGATGCGGCTCGCATTCTCCTTCTCGACACCAAGGCACCATACCGTTACTCGGAACCCGAATTGCGGCTGGCGCTTGATCTGGCGTTGGATGAAGCATTCCGCATCAGACCGGACATCTTCATCCGCAATGAAGTCGAAAACATTGTTACGGCCGACTTGGACTATACTGTCCCGATCCCACGTGGATACACGTCGCCGTTCATCTATTACATCGTCGGCTACACGCAGCTTCGCGATGACGAGGACGTGCAGGATGCACGCGCATCGGCCATGCTCGGCAAATTCACGTCACAGCTTCTCGCAACCGCATCGTAAGGATTGAGCAATGGCAACCCCCTTTGACCGGTTCATAACCACGATCCGCCCTCACTTGCCGGGAGCTATTGACGAAGGTATCAGGCAGGAGCTATTTGCCGTATGCCTTGAATTCCTGAAGCGCTCGCAGGCATGGCAAGAGACAATCGATTTCATTCTTCCGGCCAATTCCCGCGAAGTCGAAATCATGCCCTTCGCCGGTCGGATCGACAAGCTCATGCACGTCACCAAGGATGGCTACCCCATCCGGGGTGCATTCATGCCCCTCATTGGCACGGTGCGCATGCCGTTCTCACCGTCCGGCCCGGAGAGCTATCAAGCAGTCGTCTCGCTGATCGTCTCTGACCCTGTCACACGTGACGCCTACCCGATCATCCCATATGAAATTGTCGAGCGCTATTTCGATGAGTTGATCAGCGGCGTATGCTCGCGGATGATGGCACAACAGCAGAAGCCATACACCAACCTGAACCTCGCACAGTTCCACCTGAACCGCTTCCGGGGCGGCGCTGCCCGTGCCAAGAACGAAGTTGCCAGTGGGCATACGAACGGCTCGCAGGCGTGGACCTTCCCCCAGAATTTCGCTACCCGCAGATAAGGAGCATCGACTATGGACTATTCTATGTTCGCAAAGAACAGCAGGCTTACGCACACAGTCGGGCTGATCGGCGCGGCTGGCAAACTCGTAATCGGCACAGTCGATATGGACGGCCTTGTGGACGCGGATAACGGTGTTCTGGTCGAAGTACCGCTCGCGAACCCTCCATTCACTGTGGCCGACGGGGTGATGTCCGTTGCCTCTCTGCCGCGCACCACGGAAGCCATAGCAACAGGTGTCGCTGCCAAGGTGGAAATCCGGGCGGGTGATGACACGGTCATCATGAACAACTGGACGCTCGGGGTGCCCGGTGACGTGGCGGAAGTCATCATCAATGCATTTGAAATCAGTACCGGCCAGACAGTTCAGATCACCATCGGCTCTGTGACACACGGATAACCACAATGAGCGGTGCGTTCCAGAACGACGCCTTTCAAGGCATCGGTTTCCAGATCGATTATGAAGTCGCCCTGAACGCTACCGAGAACTCGGACGTGGCGAGTTTCGCCATTTCCGCAACTACCACCGCCGAATTCACGGCAGTAGAAAATAAAGACGTAGCCAGCTTCGAGCTTGAAGTTATTAGCTATGTTGCAATTGATGCGACTGAGAACAAAGACACGGCCTTCTTCCGTGTACTCCAAGGCTTCAGAAGGCTTGTAGAGTTCGCCGCCGTCGAGAACAAAGACACGGCCGAGTTCATAATCTCAGCACGGAACCTAGTCGAGTTCTCAGCAGCCGAGAGCAAAGACACGGCGTCATTTTCGATTGATGCCCGGACACAGGTCTACATCGACGCCATTGAGAAGCGAGACATCGCGTCCTTCAGGACGTTCGCAGCATTCTTTACGGATGGTGACACCGATTTTATCCATTTGCAGCCTGAGCTTCGAACAGCTATAGTACCGCCCCAGATCGACCGTGCGGCGGTCCCCTACAGCATGCGAGCCTCTGTGCCGAGTGAAAACCAGCGGATTAACGTGGCCCAAACGCAGCTACAGCGAAAGGCAAGAGAATGAGGATCGGCAGATTTAAGAAGGGTGCCGCTGACCGAAAGCGCTACGTGGTTGACTATGTTGACTGGCTCGACGTCGCTGAAATCATCGATAGCGTTACCTCGATAGGTAACAATCCCGACGACGCTTTCTTTGTTGACGGGTATGTGGTAAACACTGGTGGTAAGGAAATCATTTTTTACGCCAGTGGCGGCATCGCCGGAAACACCTACAACGTCACCCTGACCGCCACCACGTCTTTGGGACAGGTGAAGCAGGATTGGGTGGAAATCGCCGTAATCTAAAGGGGACGCCAGATGGTCAGTCTGAAGCACGCAAAAGAAAGCACTCTGGTCGATAGCCCAGACGAAACACTTATTCGTCCGAGTGATTGGAACGCTGAACACATTTTGGAATTGGCGGCGGGGGATCGCATTCTCGGGCGTGGGGATACGCCCGGTGCAGTGCAAGAACTCAGCGTCGGGGACGGCCTGTTTATCGATGGCACTGAATTGCGCGTGCGGATCGATACAGAAAAAGGGCTGTCATTCGTAACGGGATTGCTCGGCATTAATATCGGTACGGGCCTTGAGTTCGATGTCGATGGCAAGCTCAAGACTTCAGCAGTTGCAATACCTGATGCAGTACCTTCCGGCTCGCTTATCGCCATGGCGCGTAATACAGCACCAACAGGCTGGCTGAAAGCCAATGGCGCTGCCGTATCTCGAACCACCTATGCCGACCTTTTTGCTGCCATTGGGACCACGTTTGGTGCTGGTAACGGCTCCACCACTTTCAATCTGCCGGACCTTCGAGGCGAGTTCGTTCGCGGTTGGGACGATGCTCGTGGGGTGGACACAGGGCGTGTATTTGGCTCTGCGCAGGGTGAGGCTATCCAAAGCCATAGCCACACTGCCTCGTCCAACACCACCGGGGCGCATACGCACTCTATCACCAACGGTAATACCGGTAGTGGTTCGCCCGGTACTGCTACCGCCGCGACCCAAGGTCCAACATCGGGTGCTGTAACTTCAGGTTACACAGCAGCGAGTAACGGCAACCACTCACACACAATCACTGTCAACGCAGCAGGAGGCCCGGAAACCCGGCCCCGCAACATCGCAATGCTGTATTGCATCAAGGTCTAAGAGGTCGCTATGCTGGTCTATAATTACCACTACTTGACAGGTGAATTTACTGGATCGTCGGACGCCGATCTTGATGAAATGGAAACGCAAATTCAGGGGGAGAATGTTTATTTTCTTCCCGCAAATGCGACCTTCCTCGAACCTCCTGTTCCACAGGAAGGGTTCTTCCGTCGTTTCGTTGACGGCGCTTGGGGGTATTCTCCTATCCAAGACCCGGAAGCACCTCCGACGGAGGAACCGGAACCATATGTTCCAAACCTCAGTGACTATGAAGATGTCATACAGGAACACATTGACAATACCGCTCGCGAACGCAGTTTCAGGGACGGTGTGACGATGGCTTCTTATTTCCATTCGAGTGTTTTCGAATGGGCAACAGAAGCGGCCGAATTCATCGTTTGGCGTGATCAGGTCTGGCTCTACGTGTATCAGGAACATTCCCGTGTACTTTCTGGTGCACGTACACAGCCAACGATGGATGAATTGCTGGCAGAACTTCCCCAACCTAACTGGCCCTAACGCCTAAAGGCCAGTTACCCCACGAGGTAACCCCACATGAACGAGAAAGAATTCTTCGATCACGTCCGTAACAACCTATTCGAAGGGATGCTCATCACGCCGCAAGTGGTGGGCATCAACAACCTGCTTCTGGCCTACACTGCCTTGGCCCCTGTGCCGTCGGTTGACCATATCGCTTTCATCCTTGCAAACGTCTTCCA